TGGAAATTTGTCATTAGCTAAAGTTATTCTGTGCTTTGCTTCTAACGCCTCTCGTATTGCTAAGACCCAGTCTATAAAAGGACTGGTTCTTCAACTTAAAGTGGCGCAAGTTACTTTACAGCAATCCATGGGGGGTTACAAAGTACCAAATGTAACCTTATTAGGACAGCGTGTATCACGGAATGGACAGGGACTTCCAAGAAATTGGATACCTGCCGTGCATAGGGCACACCTTAGAAATGGGTCAATTCTCCATTTTAAGCTCTGGATGACACTTTTCGGATTATACAGAGTGTTAGACTTTAAGGGGAAGGAATCCTTCCACTCAATTACTGATCCTCCTAATAAAACATTTACGTTTTTATTAGGAGAATACAGTAGCTTCGTGTGTACAGTTTTTAGACAATTTGTCATAAATCTCTACCCACGAGCTAAAGTCTTCCACACTGGATTTTCCGGAAAGCAACTGAAAGCGCAGAAAATGCTGAAAACAGCCCCTTTCATTATCTCAAGCGCATCCCCTGCTTCGAAGAAGAAGAAGGATGCGGTTCGTCAAGGAACAGACGAATTCTCCATACTGTCAACATCACCTGCTGGGATCTTACTATCTGTGATAGTATGATTCCAATCAGAAAATGATGAAATTCGCCAATACTTATTTAATTGAGCGAAGATGACAGGGAACATCTGATTAATTAATCGGATGGAGGAATGGAATCGTTTACTACCCCCAGGGGTATTCAACGATTCTAAACCGGGAGTCTTGGGAAAACTTGGGTTGCTGCCTGAGGCGGCCGGGAAGATACGGGTAGTTGCGATGGTTGATTGTTGGACTCAATGGATGATGCATCCATTGTATCTTGCGATCGCCGCGCTTCTACGTTGTATCCCCCAGGACGGAACCGAGGATCAAACCGGCTGTTATGAAAGATTATGGAACAGGTGTCCTAATGGACCTTTCTTTTGCTACGATCTTTCTTCAGCCACAGATAGACTTCCGCTTGTTTTCCAACAGGCATTGTTATCTGCAGTATTTGGATCCTGGTTTGCTACTATATGGGGCGTCTTACTGGTAGGACGACCATATTATGTACCTCAAGAGTTAGGTACAGTTAGGCCTGAAAAGGTCTACTATCAAACCGGCCAGCCTATGGGAGCTAAATCTAGCTTTCATATGATGGCCCTTTTCCACCATACCGTTGTACAATGGGCTGCACACCGCCGTCAAGTGAGCCCAGGGGTATGATTCAAAGACTACTGTATTGTTGGAGATGACGTTGTAATCTCTAACGATGCAGTGGCGGCTGAATACCTTAAAATCATGGACGATTTAGGAGTCAAAGTTGGACTCCATAAAAGTCTCGTCTCTCCAGGACAGGTAGTTTGAAAGACTCGTCGATTGGTTTCTGAGTTTATCAAGAAAACTTGATATTCTCCAAGTCGTAATATGAAAAAACCATATTATGATGTATCTGCG